AGCGGTTTAAGGATACCGGCGAGCTGCCTAACCTTGCATATGAGGCCGAGGTGATCGACCTTGGCGCTGCGGATCGTTACGGCGAGCGGCTGACCAGTCTGGTTATGCGCGAGACGGCAGCGCAGGCGGAGAAGCCGATCTCGGCGCAGGTGCCGCAGGGTAAGGCCCAGAAAACGATCTTGCTGGCACTGCGAGAGCGCCAGAAGAAGTCCGAGACGCCGCTGGTGTGGACGATTGAGGAGTTGCGGCAGGTTGGGCGTGAGTGCGGGTTGAGCAGGCAGTCTGTCCACGATGCGGTCGAAAAGTTGATGCTGTCGCCCTTCCTGAAGGCGAGCATCGGCGGGTCGATGTTGTCATATGAATAGGATGTCCGAATGTCCGAAAGCGTCAAATTCGGACGTTTTCGGACAGTCAATTATGTCCGAAATGTCCGAGAGACCTATGGTCTCGGACATTCGGACATGACTTCGGACATCTTCACGGTCATGGGATGGTATGAGATACAAGGGTGGATCAAGGCCTAAAGGTGTTGCGCTGGCGCAACCAGTTGCATATACGTTACTAGCCAAGAGGATGCTTGAACAGATGGGCAAAGATGACTATCAATTGATGAAGACATTCCAGCAGCACTTCGGTGCAAGGTTAGTTCACTACTCTGACCAACAGGGCGAGGTCGGTAATCGACCGGGGTGGGAGTCATGAGCCAGTCTGAAATGAACCTGCTAGGGCCACTGGTTTGGCAGGAGGCGCCGTTCTGGGGTAACACGACGGCTTGTGGGCGGTTCAGTATTCGGCAGCAGACTATCAACGGGGTGACGGACTACACGCTCTGGCAGCGTGGTAAGACTGGCGCTGTGATCCCAAAGTCACTCGGCACCTTCGAGACCTTCGAGCAGGCAGCCGCCTTTGCGGAGGAGGCCAAGTACGGCGAAGAGAAGCGATACAACAAGATCCACGATTGGAAGAGCAAGTATGCCAAGAAGTAACTGTCCAATTTGTGGCATTGAGAGCGTGGGCGGCAAGCCTCACGTTTACCACAAAAACTCTGCACGCCGTAAAGGTTACACGCAGGAGCAGGTGCAGGCTTGGTCTATCCAGACTCGAGAGCAGAATGCTGTCATCGCTGTCGTCTGCGATGCCGTTGACGTGGCTAGGCAGCCTGATGGCTGGCAGTCCAAGCCGAAGAAGTCTCGCAAGGAGTACCATCAGGCGTACTATTGGCGGCACGCTGACAAGAGGCGCATGCAACGCCGGGTCAGCAAGACTCTACGCCGCAGGGTGCGGCCATTGATCGCCGAGCTATGCAAGGCGGTCGACATTGGACGATTAACAGCGGGGTGGTGAATGGGTAAGCGACAGAGACAACGTGGCGCTGAGACCGAGCGCGAAGTATGCGATGAGATCGCAAAGGGGATGGGCTGGACGGTCAAGCGCGAACTAGGCCAAGCCAGAGACGGCGGCTGTGATATTCGCCTCGCCCAGTTTGTTCTTGAGGTTAAGCGCAGGAAATCGATCGCCGTTTATGAGTGGGTCGATCAGGCCAAGGCTGCGTGCGCTGCCTATGAGATCCCGGTGGTCATCTGCCGTGGTGATAAGCGAGAGTTCCTCGTGATCCAGCGGCTTGAAGACTGGATGAAAATGGCTAAGAAAGAGCTACCAGACAGATGAAATGTCCAAAGTGCGCGAAGCCTTCTGAGGTGGTGAAGGTTTACCAGTTTCCAACTGAAGCGAGACGGCGCAGGGAATGCATAACGTGTGGCTTCAGGTTTACCTCGAGCGAGAAGCTCTGGCGCAGGGTTTACGCCGAAGAGGTGCGAGCCGTGAAAGAGCGGGTGAGCAAGAAGCCGAAACAGGAACCGATTCCAAGGCGAAAGGCATGGTCGAACTTTGACGTGGTATCGGCTGACGATTACCAGATGGATTGGGAAGACGTAACGACCTATGTGCATGTGAGGGATGACTGATGCCAGGAACTCCGATTAAGCGAGCGAGACGTGAGAAAGAAAAGCAGATCATGTCGACCGAAGACTTCTGGGAGCAGCTATGGGAACACATGGCTGAAGGCAACAGCCTGCGATCGTTCGTGGGCGATGGAAGTTCTGGGATTACTTACGGCGGATTGCTGCGAAAGATCCAGAGCGATCCTGTCCTGAATGAGCGATATGAGATCGTGCGTAACGCTCGAGCGCTTGCCAATGCTGAGCGTATTGAGCAACTGGCCGAGAAGGTTGAGATGGAACAGATCGACCCGAACGCAGCGAAGGTTAGCATCGGTGCGCGTCAGTGGCTTGCAGAGCGAATGGATGCGAAGCGCTGGGGCAATCGCATTCAACAGGACGTGAAGATCACTGACACGACGCAACTGCACTTGCAGGCTGTGCGTGACCTGATGAGAACGGTGGCTTACGTTGAGCCAGAAAAGCTGACTGTCGACACGTCGACAGTCGAGAATGTCCGCGCGCGCGGCACTAAAGACTGATGTTACGTTATAACATAACACTCAGTTTATGCACGGTCATGCGCATAATCGCGCATCGCGCGACGGTCGCGCAGTCGAGCGCTCGTAAGTCATTGATTTGTAAGGGCGCGCAATCGTAGTTCGTATAATACCCATTATGTTAAATAGTGGATAACCTGTGCATAACCTGTGAAAACCCCGTCAAATGAGACTAATTCGCAAATACCCCCCCCCGGTGGGGTCGGTGGCGGGGGCGGCGCTGGCGTGGTACCCCATACAGACCCCCCCCTAGGGGTGGCATAAAGCCTTCGGAGGAGGTGTAGGTGCAAAATCCTTTCTACGACTTCGTTAAACGCTATTACAGAGACCCTGTAGCCTTCGTACGCGAGGTGCTAGGGGTGGAGCCAGACCCGTGGCAGGTGCGCCTCCTAGAGCTTCTGGCTGCGAATGAGCGCAAGATTAGCGTCCGATCCGGTCACGGCACCGGCAAGTCGACCGTCGCCTCGTGGGCCATGCTCTGGTTCATGCTCACCCGCGCCCCGGTCAAGGTGGTAGTTACCGCCCCCACGGCCAGCCAGTTGTTCGACGCCCTCTTCGGCGAATGCCGCCGCTGGGCCAAGCTGCTACCCCCCGCCGTGGGGGAGTTGCTCGAAATCAAGTCCGACCGAATTGAATTAAAAGCCAGCCCAGAAGAGGCTTTTATCTCCGCCCGCACCAGCCGATCGGAACAACCGGACGCCTTGCAGGGTATCCACGCCGAGTTCGTGCTACTGGTGGTCGACGAAGCGCCGGGCGTCTCCGAGGCGGTCTTCGAATCCGCCGGCGGTAGCATGTCCGGCCACAACGCCACCACGCTCCTGCTCGGCAACCCCACCCGCACCAGTGGCTATTTCTACGAAACCTTTCACCGCCTCTCTGGCGATTGGAAAAACTTGCACGTCTCTTGCCTTGACTCGCCTCGGGTGAGCAAGGAGTACGTCTCGGAAATGTCGACTCGCTACGGCGAGGGGTCGAATGCCTACCGGGTGCGCGTGCTCGGCGAGTTCCCGCTGGCCGATGACGATACGCTGATCAGTTTGGAGTTAGCGCAGGCCGCCATCGACCGCGACGTGGTACAGAACCCCGGCGCCCCCATCTTCTGGGGACTGGACGTGGCACGTTTCGGCACCGACTCTTCGGCACTCTGCAAGCGGCAGGGCAATGTGGTCATCGAACCGGCCAAAACGTGGAAGAATCTTGACCTGATGACGCTCGCCGGGGCTGTTTTACACGAGTGGGAGTGCTGCGACGCCAAGGATCGCCCCGCCGACATCCTTGTGGACAGCATCGGCCTTGGCGCAGGTGTAGTCGATCGATTACGGGAGATGAAGCTGCCGGTGCGTGGCATCAACGTCGGCGAGTCGCCTGCTATCAAGAACCAGTACGCGAACTTGCGCGCAGAGTTGTGGGGGCGCGCCAAGGCATGGCTCGAGAAGCGCGACTGCAAACTGCCGCGTGACGAGCGGCTAGTCAATGAATTATCCTCGCCGCGTTACTCGTTCATGTCCAATGGCAAACTGAAGCTCGAGAGCAAGGATGACATGAAGCGCCGAGGGCTGGCATCGCCGGACGTGGCGGACGCTTTCGTGCTGACGTTTGCGAGTGACGCAGCAACGGTCGGCGGCTCGTACTCCAACCAGTGGAGCAAGCCGGTCAAGAGACAGATCAGAGGTGTGGTATGAAGTATTACTGCATTACGCTCTCTGAGACACCGGAGCGCACCGAACATGCCAAGGCACAAGCTGCTAAAGCTGGTATTGAACTGGATTTTATCTACGGCATCTTTGGCAAGACGATGCAGGTCAAGTCCGAGATCCCGATGCACACGGACTACTACGTCACGCGCGGCGCGACGTGTCTCGTGCTGTCATGGCACATCGCGTGGCAGATCGCATGGCGCGAAGGTCACGAGGAGTTCGTGATTTTTGAGGATGATTTCATCTTGCCGGATAACTTCAACGAGCGCTGGAAGATCCTGCGCCAAGAGATCCCAGAGTGGTGCGACCTTGTGTATATGAACTCATGTTGCACAGACGGCAAGCCCACCCAGCAAGTGCATCGCGAGCTGTACGAGATCAAGTATCCGCTCTGCACCGCTGCGATCTGGCACCGCCGTCGCGCGATCCCGACCTTGCAACAGTACACCAAGCCCGCCAACACGCCGGTGGATATTTTGCTCGAGTGGTACGCGCTGCCGCATTTGCGCGTGCTGACCGTTGTCCCTGAACTGGTATCACAAGCCACGCAGATCCGTGACTATGGGATGCCCTCAACTATCCACATGTGAGGAGATACATGAATGCTAAAGCCAAGCGACGTCGCTCTGTTTCAGAAGCGCCTCGACAAGAAAGCCCCGCCGAAACCGGAGGCCAAGAAACCGCCAGAGCCGCCGAAGGGTTCCCCGCCACCGAAGGCCGCCTGATACTCAAAGATCATGGCGTGCGGTGTATCCGTT